GGGGCTGCACCTCCACGTCGCGGTAGAAGCCTGACTTCTGCAGCCGCTCCAGGTCGATCATTGTCTTGCGGAACCGGTGCGTCAGCCGGTTGCACGTGCCCAGGTCGGTAGTACCGTAGGGCAGGATGATGTCTTCGGCCGGTACGAACATCGCAACCTGGCGCCCCAGGCTGTCGTCGTGGTACACCTTCTTGAATGCGGAGCCCGACATAGGCAGGTTCCACAGCATGCGCTCGTGCTCGGGGCGGTACTCCAGCATGACGTCGGTCAGCTGGTGGTTCATGTCCTCCTCGACCCGGCGCGCGGCGTCCTTTTTCTCCGGCGTCTCCTTGCCCAGGATCTTGGTACGCACGGGCCCGGCGGCCGGGAACGTCTCCGTGGTCAGCTCCGCCTGGAACCGGACGCATGCTTCCGTGATCAGGGGGTGGTACACGCCGCAGGCGCCGGGGAACGGCTCGGTGCGCGTCTCCATGTGCAAACCCAGCAACTCGATACCCGCCTTGTACGACTTCTCCCAGTCGCTGCGCGCCATCAGGTCGTTGTCGATGGCGGCCTCCAGGTCGGAGGCCAGTTTCGTCAGCGCCTGGGAAGGAATATGCTCCGCCAGGTTGTCGCCGTGCTCGATTTCGACCTCTGCGGCCTCGTTTTCGGGGTCCAAAGGGGTGCCGTCGTCGTCCACCAGCTCGACCTCGATCTCCATTTCGGGCGTGTCTTGCACCCCTTGCGGGACCAAAAACAGCGATTTTTCGATCGAATTGGTAGCCATGGCCGGTTTCCCTAGTAGTAATTGACCGGGCGGCGGTACTGGAGGTCGTCTTCGCCCGTGCGATCGTCGGAGTGTAGCCGGATGAAACCGCCCTGTCGAATACGCATCATCGCCTGCACAACGGTGTCGTACAGGTCGTCATGCTCGCCGTTCGGGAACTCCGCCACCTGGTCGATCACCTCCCGGGCCCACCGGTGCGGCGGCGCCCAGACCATCTTCGACGCAAAAATGTCGGCGATCGCGTTGCCCCGGGCCCGCTTGTCGTTGGCCACACCGGCGCCCTTGCGCGAAGGGCTGTACTCCATCACCGGGATGCCAATCATGCGCAGCTCCTGGATCAACGGCGCGCCGGCGGCCTTCTTCTCGATGATCACCATGTCCGGCTCCCACTCCTTGTAATACTCGAGCGCGAACTTCTTGAGCTCCGGGAACTCTTTGCGGCCGTACCAGGCGTCCAGCAGAATGATCTGCTCCTGGTCCTGCTCCTCCTCGTTGATGAACAGCCCCCAGGTGGTGACGGCCGACGGGTCGGCGCTGGTCTTGGTCTCGTGCGCGGTGTCCCAGCTCTGCAGGATGACGTGGCATTTCGGCGGCTTGTCGGCTGTCCACTCGCGCCACCACTCCCGCTTGATGATCGCCCCCTCCTCGGAGGTGGGCTCCTGCATGTACTGGGCGGCCCAGAACTGCGGGAACATCGACGCTCGCTTCGCAAGCAGTTGTTCTACAGGCCATTGTTCCGGCCATAACGATTTACCGGACGGCAGGATCGCCGGGAAGCGGATCTCGTACCACTGCGGCGAGTCGGTATTCTGCTCCGCCCACTGCAGCGCGCGGCCGATCGGGTCCTTCTTGCCCCAGCGCGTGCCGATCATCACAATCCGCCCGTTGGGCATCAGACGCTGCATGGGACCCACCTGCATGTAGTTCCACGCGGTGGCGAATATGGTGTCCGGGTTGGCCAGCACCGCCTGCTCCGAGACCAGGTCGTCGGCGACGAGCAGGTGAGCTCCGTGCCCGGCCACGTTCGCTCCGATACCGATAGCAAGGTACTTGCCGCCGGCGGTGGTGGCCCAGTTGTTGGCTGCGGACTTGTCGGCGGAGACGACGGTGTTGGGGAAAATCTCCCGGTAGATGGGGCTGGACAGGAGGTTTCGCACCTGGCGCCCGAAGTCCGCCGACAGGTCCGCGGTGTGGGTCACCATCATGATGTGGTGGCTGGGGTTGTGCCCCAGGTACCAGGCGACGAACAGGTAGGCGATCGTGATGCTCTTGCCGAAGCGCGGGGGCATGCTCACCGTCAGCCGGTTGCGGTCCCCGAAGATCACCTCCGCCAGGTGCTTGGCCATGTTGCGGTGGTGGGGCCCCTCCTTGAACTCGGGGTAGACGTGGTGGCAGAACGCCAGGAAGTTCCCCCGATACCGGTCCAGCGCGCGGGAGTGCTCCAGCGCATCCAGGTCGGCCAGAAGCGCCTCCTTGTCGGCGAGCGACATGGTGGGGAGCGCCGCCAGGATGGCGGCTTGGCCGGCTGGAGACAGGGGATCCAGGGTCAACTCCCCCGGCGGGCCTTCCCGAACCCACGGGTCTGCTTGCAGCCAACCATGCCGCCGGCGGCGTACCGTCGCCCTTCGGCCTCCGCCTCCTTGCGGTTTGCCTTGGCGTCGCGCAGCTTTTGGCCTGGGCGCAGCATCCGCTCGCCTCCGTAGGGCGATGGGTTGGATGGCTTCAAGTCGGGGGACACGCGTCCACCCCCGGCAAATCCCTCGTGCACGTTCTTGCCAGCCGGGCTCTGAGTGTCGTATTCCTTGGAATAGGCGCGTATGGCGCCGGGGGATGGCGTTTTCATATCAGCACTTCACCTTTCCGCCCGACTTCATGGCCGGCTTCTTGTCTTTCAGCCACGGGGGCATCGGCTTGCCGCCGGGCTTCTTGCCGGGGGCGGGCTTGGCGCCGGCCTTCTTTGCGAATGGGTTGGGTTTGTCCATAGTGGGCTCCTGGTGGGTGCCGCTACGCGGCGGGGGGTTGAAACTCGGCCGGCGCTGGAGGCGCATCGACGATGCGCGCGTCCTGCACCTCCCGGGCTGGGGGGATGATCTTTGCCAGGCGGGCTCGGATGCGTTCCTCGAGTTCCGCGGCGCTGGCGTCGGTCTTGGTGATGGATATGCGTTCGGTGAAGCTACCCACCTCGGTCAGCTTGCCGGTCATTTCAAGGGCTTTCAGCTTTATCCGGGGGTCTGGACTGCGCGTGAGCTCAAGAAGCTCTGCGACCACGTAGCCCCGGATCTCCTTGGCCTGCTCGACGAACTCCCAGTCGTACTGGGACAGCATGCCGGAGAGGTGCTTAACCGCCGCCGGGACGCGCAGGGCGAGGAGCGCATGCTTCTTGGTCTGGTCGGTGGCCTCGGGGGAGGTGACTGCTGCGAACGCGGCCTGGGCGCCCGTCCGATCCAGTTCTTCCAGGACGTCGGCGTTGTCGTTGAAGTCCACCAGGGTGGTGTTGGCCTGGGCTGCCAGCAGCGTCTCCACGTCCACGCCGGCCAGCGGAGTGAACTCGGGTTCCAGGAGATGGGCGAGGATAGCCATGCGCGGAGTGTATCCGGATGACCGGCCGGCTGCAACGGGGTATGATCGGGGCACCAGGGTGGTACCTGGTCGGCTCATCACCGGAATGCTCCTTGGTCGTAACCGCGACCCTTTCCCCGGCACCGTGTGGTCCCGGGGATTTTTTTAAATTTTTTTGCACAGTTCTGAACAAAAGGTACCGGGGGGTCTCGCTATAAAAACGGTAGCTGCGATGTACGAAACTTGACATTTGCAATGTCCGGATCTACACAAAATTGAGAGGATCGGTGTGGAACAGTGTTTATAGCCCAACGTGTACCGACTGCCCTATAGGGGTCCCCCCACCCCAGTACCCCCTGCCACCCCCCACTTCCTAGGGGTAAATACCCCCCATTGTTAAGATATGGACATGTTGTAGGGATTGGCCCTGCCGCATACACCTAGGAGATTGACATGCAGCACGTACTCAACCTTGGAGACATCACTCTGGAAGATGTCTCCTCCACTATCCCCGATACCGATCTCGTGAGTGCGTACATCGCAGCGCACGAGGACTGGATCGGCTTCGTGCATGAGGGCGACGAGGACACGGCCGCGTATGTACAGGAGTTGAAGGATGCGCTGACTGCGCGCTTCACGGCAGCACACTGGGAGGAGTTGCACGCACGCCGCTCCTGAATTGGTAGCACGAGTTAGGCAATTGCCTAACCGGCACCGTGATACACGTTGATACCAGCGTGTATTGCAGTGCTGCGGTTTACATAACGCAGTGCGCCGGGTGTGTTACCCGGTTCCACCTCACTGGTGTAGCGAGTGAGGCACGTATACGCACAGTTCCGTGTGTGTATGTGATCGTGCTACTGTTTTAGGAGTGTTCCATGAAAGTTGTTACCAAAACCCTCGTGTCCGCCATCGTTGCTTGCTTCGCCCATGAGGCACGTGGTCAGGAGCTGTATGCCAAGGTCATCGCCCAGCTCAAGGCCGACGGCGTGCGTCGTGACGCCAACGCAGGCAAGCACATCAACGTGGCGTGCTACATGGCCGCCGGCGTGCCGATGGATGCGGAGACGGGTGCACCTGACCGCGAGCATGCCAAGTACCAGTCGGCCCAGTCCATGAGCAAGCGCATCAAGAAGCTGTTCGTGGGTGACAAGGCCGCGCAAGTGGAGGAGGTCGTGTTCACCAAGGCGCAGGTCAAGGCCGCGGCCGCATACCTGGCGCTGTTCGAGTCCCGCGCTGATGCCATCAAGGCACTGAAGGCTGCCAAGTAAGTTAGGCAGTCGCCTAAAGATCCCGTCGCCGGTGCGGTTCACCGGTGTGTATCCACAGGAGATTCATGATGAGCAACCAATTCCTCGTGTGTGTCAGCCGCGCCAAGCAAGCGTTCGGCGTGACCATGGAAACCGAAGACCCTCGCACCCGGCGCAACGCCCAGCGCAGGTTCAACCGTGCCGATGCACGTGCCGTCGTTGAGTGGGGCAAGCTCAACCGCAGCGAACGCAAGATGTTGCGTAGCTGCGAAGGCACGTTCGTCCGGCGTGGCCACCTCTACTTCACCTCTTACTAGGAGCGGCATGATGATCAAGTTGTACTTCGAGATCCGTCGCGAGATGGGTTGCACCCCCGCTGTTGCGTGGGCCATCGCCATGGACATGGTTGCGAACGACCGGCCCCGTACGTAGGCATCCTCCCGCGTGACGCGTGACAGGCGTCACTCTGGATGGGCTTCCATCCCGTTAGGCAACTGCCTAATGCAACACGTTCCTAGGAGTATTTCATGTCTCTCAACTCTCAATGGCTCGCCGATTCGTCCCGCTCGAACGGCAACCTCAAGCCCGCAGCACCCCGCCTCGCACGCCTCTTGGCCCCCGTCATCGAGCGCGAGCAGGCCATGATCACCACCGCCGACATGCAGTTGGCCTATGTGGGGTTCAACTACCAGGTGGCTGCCCTGCTGCAACCCCCGGTGCTCGATGAGCCGCAGTTCCCCGCCATCAGCGGGCGCATCGCGTACTGCAATGGCAGGTACGTGTCCCAGTCTGACACGTCGGTGACGTACCGCCGGGGTCGGAAGGTGACGACCGAGTGGCACGCGCTCGCGCGCATCGCCGCGTAGCCCTGACGCGTAGCCGCAGGCTGGGCCTGGCCAGCAATAGTCAGGCCCGCGGTGTTAGGCAATTGCCTAAGATTCCGGAGCCTTTATATGCCAGCGGCATATCAAACGGGTTCTTTAGACCCAAAAGTTATTGACACCTATACGCGTCGACTCTAACACGCGGCTTCCAGCGTCCCGTCACGCGTAAGTTGTTGATTTCATTTGTGCGTATGCCTCACATTCCCCTTTATTATTATCTCTATTCAAATAGATATAGATAGGGGAAAGAGCATAAACATGTACCAGCAGCCGGGCCTTTGATGTTTGGATTTCCTCGGGGCTTGGCGGGGTGCACATTTCTGAAAGATGTTCACTTTTGGCAAGCCCCCTAAAACAGGGCTTGACTACTCGGTGAATCAACGGTCATATACAGTT